CAACTTGAGCCCGCTCCACCGCAGGTCGTCGCTGTAGGGCTTCGAGATGCGCGCCACCTTGGCCTCGTAGAGCGGGCAAACCACCTCCTGACCGGGGATGCAGACAAAATCGGCGCCGCGGTGGATCCGATCGCCTCCACGGCGTGCGCCGTAGCAACCCCTGCCATGGACGTCCTCGAGCCGGACAGGCTTTCCAGTGGGGGATATCATGTCACCCTCGCTTTCACCGCCTCGAGCTCCTTGGAAAGCTCGCCGTAGCGGTCCTCCATCTTCTCGATCTTTTGGCGGCACTCCTGACGCGCCTCGAGGCATTTGCCAGCGTGCACATAATAAGGAATGCCGTCCGTACCGAAGAGGCGCTTGTCGATGGTTTTGCGGGCCTTTTCGAACTCCTCGCGAATGGCTTTCTCCAGACGACGGCCGGCGTCGTTTAGCACGGCCTCGAATTGGTCGATCTGACCGCGCAGGTCGATGACATCATTGTCTTGCCGGTCCTGGCGGATTTCCAGTTTCCGGTGGGTGCGCTTGAGATCCTTCACCTGGTATCGCATCACGGCCCAGGCCCCGCCGATGGCCAACAAGGCCCCTACTAATCCGATCCCAGCCCCCACCCATTCCGGTTTGAACTCCACGTAACCTCCCTATTCCGCATCAACACACAATTCTGGCGCCACTGCTTGAATCATCCCTTCCAGGCTGGGATGGATGCTCCAGAAAATATTTTTTACCCGGGGATCGCTCCGTTCGCACTCCGCCGATCGCAAGGTATCGATCAAAGCTTGGGCGCGGTCGACCTGCATTGATCCGGCCTCCCTGCCCCTTTTAACCTTCATTTCAAACTTCCATCAAAGTTTCGCCGGGCGGCTGTTCCGCCGGGCGGTGGACGATGAAGTGCTGGCCGTCACGGGCCACGATCACGGTCTGGCCGACCGTTGGCGCGTCACCCTCGCCATAGCCCACCCATGAAGTCAAACCGCTTTGCAGCGCCACCAGGGCCCGGCGCTGGGCCGTGGAAACGGCCTGCACCGTGCCGGTGGTAAAGGTGCTGGGCTTACGTTTTAGGATCTGCTCCAGCATTAGCGGGTCAACTCCAGATAAAAGGATAAATCCAGCTCGCTGGTCAGGCTGTTTGGCTCGCCAGTGATACGGTGGCCGGCCACCTGGCCCAGGGCGTCGATGCCGCGGCGCGCGCTATTGAGGCGCGCTATCTGCCCGGGCTCAAGCTCCGGCAGGTGGATGCCCAGGGCAACCGTGCGGGCCCTATTGCCGTGGGTGTGGGCATCGATCTCAGCCGCGGCCTTGCGCTCGATCAGCCGGGCGTCGCGGTAAATGCTATGGGACACCTCGGGCAGCTCCACAAAGGGGCCCACCCGTATGATGCGGGCGGCGTCGCCGGCCTGGCCATTGACGGCCAGGTGCCAACTGTATTCACCTTGCAGCATGGCCACCGGGCCGCCGATATCGGAGGCCAGGAGCATTTCCACCGCGCTGCCATAGGCCGCGGTGTAGCCATAGGCCTGGCGGTTGGTTTGGGCCTGGGCATCCGCCAGGGTGTGGTAAAGGCCCGCGGCAATTTCGCCGTTGCCATTATCGGACAGGCGCACAAACCACTCGCGGTTTTCGGCCAGGTTCCATTTGACGATATCAAACATTAAACAGCCCCCCTTTTAATGCTGGTCAGGCGCTGGGCAATCACGGCCCGGAATGCCGGCGCCTTTTGGATGGCGGTCAGGCGCAAAGACAGGTCGCGCCGCGTGGTGCCGTCGGTGGCGGAAAGATACAGGGCCAGGTCCTGCAGCATTAACGGCGAAACCGCCTGCAAAAACATGGCGATGTCCTGCCGGTGGCCCGCCAGGGCGTCCAGATGCAGGGCCAGGTCGTCCCGGCCGATCGAGGCGGCCTGCAGGTGGGCCGGCAGGTCCGCATAGGCCTGGCCCAGCACGTTGAGGCGCAGCGGCAGATCCACTAGGCCCAGGTAGTAGGCCGCCTCCAGCAGGGTGGCCAGGTCCGCCCGGCCCTCATAGTAGGCCGCCAGGTCCAGGCGGATGTCCTCCAGGGCAACCGTGCTGCCGCCGGGATCCCAGGCGGCGAAACCCGTCGGCGGGCTGTAGGTCTGGTCATCCGTCGTGAAATGGCCGGTCAGCGTGGAACCGTCGGCAATATACGGGGTGACGGCCGGATAAAGCGTGCCGGACAGGTTCGTAAAGGCCGCTCCGGTTCCGGCGCCCGGGTCGCCCTCCCAGACGCCCCCCTTGCCGAACCAGACATGGCCGTTGTCGAGGTCCACCGCGCACATCACCAGCGTGTCGCCGGTAGCCTGCCACGCCGGGTGGGCGGACCCGTTCATGGCGGAGTTATACCAGCGCCCGTTCGACTGATATCCCCAGCCGTCGTATGTGTCGCCGACGTAATACCCCTCCAGGGCCTCGGCCGCCCGCTGGACGCCCATTGTCACGTTGTAGCTGCCGCCGGCATCGTGGTGGGTGACCTCGAAATAGTATTTGCCAGACGACCGGCCCAAGGTCGCCCGAACCGTGTGGAATACGGAACTGGTGTCTGTTTCCGCGGACAAATCCCCATTAGACAAAACGATGTTCGATCCCGCGTCTAACGGGTTCCAGGTGACGGTCATAGCGGCACCACCCTGGAAACCACCCTGCCGGGCGCACCAATCTGCCAGCCGCGGGTAGGGCCGCCACCCCACTCCTTGCCGAATGGTTTGATGTCGCGCACGAGGCGGCCGTCAGCCACGCGCCAGGTGTCCACACTCGATCCCCGCCGGCCGCACAGCCAGATGGCTTCCAGTCGCGCGCGGCCGCCGGAGAGCGGCTGGGTGGCCTCGGCAAAAAAGTTGTAGGACTCGAAACCGGCCAGCACCAGGCGGTGGCCGGTTGGCAGAAACAGCTCCAGCGAGGCGATCGGCCGCCAGCGCGGCCGGTCGTTCCAGCCCGGATCGCTCCGGCGCACGTCGGGGGTCACGTAGGCCGGGCCGGATTCATGGGTGATCCTCATTTGCCAGGGGTCGGGCATCGCGTCCGCTCCTAGGAGTAAAGATAGCGCAGGCTCAGCACGATGCCGCTGTCCGTTTGCGGCGTAAACGTGCTGGTGATCACCTGTTTGATGTTAAAATAAACGTTCTGCGCCGAAGCGATGGCCGCCGCCGCCAGCGAAACACGGTTGCTATCGCCGGCCAGGGGTGTCCCCGCCCAGGTGGCGCTGCCGGGCGCCGCGGCCGTGGTGGCGATGGCGATCAGGGTGCTGTCGGCCGGGGTGCCGCCGCCCAGAAAGTCGTCGTCAGAGGCCGCGTGGGCGTCGCTGTTCCAGGCTTCGAGATACGGGATGCCGGCCGTGGCGCCGTCGAAATAGATGGCGAAGACATAGCGCGTGTCGCCGCCGTCCTGCTCGCCGGCCGTGGTGCCGGCCAGGGGCACCTGGTCGAAAACACCCGCCGAATAATCGTCGATAAACGTCTTGGGGGCCTCCAGGGTCCCGCTGGAGGGGACTATAAACGGGTATTTGGTGCCGCTGCGGCTGTCGCCGTCGGTCTGCTGGTCGTCCAGAAACAGCAGGCTGTCGTTGGCAAGGTCGATCACCACCCAGTTGCTGCTGGATCCGCCCGCGCCGCCGGAGGCATTGCCCGAGTTGGCGCCGTCGTTGGCCGTGTTGTTGTATAAAAATGTCGTGGTCGGTTGGGCCATTTTTCAAATCTCCTTTACGCCGATGTTCCGCAGCTCGGTTTCGGGCGGGTGCGGTTTGTAAATGCTGTGCCGGCACTTGCGGCAAACCCAGTGGCAATCCTGGTTGTCGCCGCTGTAAAGCGTCATTTGCACGCCGCAGTCCGGGCAGCACGGGGCATGCTTCTGAAGGGCCGCGGCGATCAGTTTGCCCTTGCGCCATCGCTCGCGGCCGGCCTGCTCAACGGCAGCCAGCCCCTGGCGCCGGGCCTCGACGCGGGCCTCGGCCCACTGCAAAAAGGCCTCGGGCGATATGGCCCGCCGCCGCAGGGTGCGCAATACGGCCGCAGCATCATCGATCTGCCGGGTGGCATAGCCTGATAAATAGTTGTCCAGGGCCGCCATTATTCGCACACCCACTCGTAGAGAACCTGGGTCGCAACCACGTAGGTGCGCACGTCTCCCCAGTCCTGCACGCCGAACGTCGTCATGCAGGGGTCATATCCGGGGTTGGTCACTTGCCAGCAGCACGGGAAATCGCCGCTGGCGCCGCTGCCCATGTACGCCCGGCAAAAGGTTGTGTCCGGCGGTGTCAGGATGGGGTCGCCGGGGTCCGCCGGCAGCGTTGGCGCATAGAGCTTGCCGCAGGGCGGCGGCGGCTCGCCCAGGCAGGTGCCGTAGTTGTGCTGAACCTCGAAATAATTTTCCTCCAGCTTGTATTTGCCCTCGATCTTGGTCAGCTTCATGTCCTTGCCGTAGGGCGGGGCGACGTCCACCTGGTCGGCCGCCGTGCGCTCGAACATGCGCACAAAGGTTATCAGCGCCCATTGGCCGTCGTCCACATTGCGCACGCTGCCGCTAACACTGTCGCCGTCGGCGTCGGTCACGGTGATTGTGGCCGATCCGCAGGCCTCGGTTTCGGCGGCCGTCAGCGTGTTGCCGCGACCCTCGGTCGTCTCGGCAGCCAGGCTCCAGCCGGGCTCGCCGTCCACGCTCCAGCTGAACGGCCCTTTGCCGTAGCGCACAAACAGGGTGACGGCGCCGGGGGCGTTGATGGTGTCCGGGTTGTCCGGGTGCCACTCCAGGGCGATGGCGCTGCATGCCTCCAGGCAGTCCGCCAGGGCGCTGTCCGTTTCATCCTGCACGGCCTGGTAGTAGTCGGCGTTGTCGCCGCCTTCGACGTAGGAAAGCCCCTGGTCCTGGGCCACAATTTCTTCGATGGTGCGGTAGCTGCCGCCGTCATACCCCTGGGTGGTTCCGAAGGCCGCCAGCTCGGCCTGGCAGCTCTCCTCGCAGGTGCAGCCCGTCTCCAGGGCGCCGGTAAAGCGCTCGTTGGGGGTGGCCTCGGGGTTGTCGGAGACATTGGCCGGCATGCAGTCAAACTGCGGCTGGCTGTCGTCGCACTCGCTGTGGGGCCAGCAGCCGGCGACGCCGCCTTTTTCGCAGCAGGTCTTGTGGCTGGCCCAGTCGTCGCCGGGGTCGTCCTCGCATTGCACCACACTGCCGTCGTCCAGGGTGCAGCCGAAATCCCATTCGGTGTCCAGCTCGCCGTCGCTTCCGCCGCTGCCGCCGTAGCCGCCGCCCTCGTAGTCGTCGCCGGTGCTGCCGCTGGTGGGGTCGGTGGGGTCGGTAAGCTGCAGGCTGGCCTCGGCCTCCAGGGGGGCCTCGCGGTTGGTGACCATCGAGGCCCGGAAATAGGCCGTGCTGGCCGTGCCGCCGGCCGCGAAATAGTTAAGCGCCGCGCCGCGCGCCGTGTAGTGCGCCACCAGCTCCGTGCCGGTCTCAAGCGCGGCGGAAAGGTCCACGATCTTGCCGCTGTGGCTGCTGTAGATGTCCGCCCCCGTTGGGTTGCCGTCGATGTCGGCCCGGTAGACGCGGATCGTGCCGGCCAGCGGGAAGCGGGACAGGGTGCATTGGCTCGCCCCGGCGATTTCGTTGACCGCGTCGGCGGGCTCGTTGACGATGCCCACCGTGCCCAGGCGGGCCGTGGTCCAGGAAAGCGCGCCCAGGGCCGTGCGTTCCCACACGCGCACCAGGCGGCCGTCGGTAATCGGGCCGCCGCCTTCCTCGGCGTAGGCGATCAGCTGGGCCGTGTGGTTGATCGGGATGCTGCGCGGGACGGCGTCCAGCTTCAAGCTGGCCGGGCAGCGGCAGCCGTTGCCGACGTAGATCTCGGCCGTGCCGCGCTGGCCGTCCATTTCGGCCGTCACGGTGACGTCTTCGGCCGTGCTGCCGGCGGTCAGGTAGTTGATGGCCACCCCGGCCACGGTGTAGTAAACGCGCAGGGCCTGGTCGCAGTAGGTCAGGGCCGTGGTCAGGGTCACGGTGCTGCCATCTATGCTGTGGCCGCCCACCAGCAGGTTATGGCGGCGGGCGTGGTCGGCATAAGCGTAAACCCCGACGATCGAGGCCGGCGGCAGGGCCAGGGTGAACCGGTGCTGGTTGTCGGCCTTGATCTCCTCGGGGGGCATAACGGTTTCCAGGGTGTTGCTGGTGGCATACAGCAGGCCGGCCGCGCTGGCGTCGGTCTGCCAGGCCACCACGCCGCCGTCCAGCGGGTTGCCGTCGGCGTCGGTCACCTGGGCGTAGATCTTGGCCCGGCTGGTGCCGTCGGCCGGCAGGCAAACACTGGGCGCATAAACCTGCACGTTATAGGAGGCCAGGCTGCCGGCTGGGATGATGCGCACCCGGTTGCCGAAGTCCGGCCACTCGGGGGCCTCCTGGATGGCGGCCCAGTCGGCATCCGTAATGGTCACCGCGGCAGCAGCCGGGGCGTAATCAATCGCGCGGATCAGCACCCGGCCCAGGCGGTCGCAGGTCAGCAGGGCCCCGGCCAGCTCGGCCAGCTCGCTTAAAACGTCCACCGGGTAGGCGTTTTCCACCTGGTAGGTGTAGGCGAAAATATAAAAGTCATCGATGGCGGCCTGGCTATCGTCCCAGGTGAGGCCGGCCAGCGCGCACATTTCGGCGCAGATGGCAAAAAAGGAGGTGTCCTGGTCCCACATTTTGGACACCCGGGGCGCAAAGGGCGCCCCCAGGCGGGCGGTCTCGCCGCGCCCCCACAGGCCATTGATGATGTCCTGGTTGATGTCGCTGGATAGCGCCGGGCGCTCCATGAAATACTTGCCCTGGCTCACCCAGGTGGAGGCCGTCATGGTGAACACTTCCAGGGCCGGGGCCGCGGGGATGGTGGCAAAGTCCAGGCCGGCATAAAAGGCCGGGTCCGCAATTTCCACGGTCAGCTCGCGGCAGTATTGGGCCAGGTCGGCATCGATCTCAAAGCGGGCCACCTTGTCGGTGATGTCCACGCTATCGAGCTCTATTTTCCAGTCGTAGGGCATCAGATATCCAATGTAATCGGCACCAGCGTTATCTGGTAGCTCCAGCGGGCCACGCCGTGGTAACTCCACAGCAGGTTGCGCCGCAGCTTCAAGCCATCGGGGCGCAGGAAGCGCACGGTCCAGGCATTATATCCGTCCGTGAAGCGCCATGTCCCGCCGGTTTCATAGGCGGATCGAAGGGCCGTGACCGTGGCGGCCGCCAGCGCGTCGGTGTCGGAAAACACGATGCGCTGGTCCGTGATGCGGGTCGTCATCTCCTGGAACACGGCCCCGCCCGCCGTGGCGATCACGCTGCCCCGGGCCGCCTGGCCCGCCTCGGGGTCGTACTCGCCCCCCAGGGTGGGGTCCTGGTCGAACGTGATCAGCTCGGTCGGTGCCGGGTCAAGCTCGCCGGGCGTCAGGCTGGCGGCCGAGGTGGTGGAATATATGGCGAATTTCTGGGGCATGGGTCAGCTACGCTCCCTTCGGCGCCTTCTCAGGTCGCGCGCATATTGGAACGCCGCGACGATTCCACCCAGTACTCCGAACAAAAACAGCACAACGATAATCAGCAGCGTGCCTATCGGGGCAATCAGGAAAAGCAGCCACGATGGTGAAAGCACCCATACCCAAGGCCAGGGCAAAACACCGCAGGCGCGAAGCAGGATAAACAGAGCCGTCAAGAATTGGCAGGGCCAAAGGAGTTTGAAGAAAAGGTCGCGGACCAGCTCATTATAGTCTTTGATCAGTTTCATCGTTGAAGCCCTTCACCGCCTCCCCTTGGGACTGTGACTCAAGCCCATTTTGCTAATCTCGCCTTCGATGCCCTTGACCATCGCGCGCAAGGTCTGGCGGTTGCCCACCACGCGCATGGGGGCCGACACGCCGCCGGCCCGGAGATCCAGGATCAAGGTCTCGGTGGGCGCGGCCAATCCCCCGCCGGCCATCGCCGGTAGTGGAATCCCGGCCACCAGTCCGCCCAGTCGGGCGCGCACCATGCCGGACACATCCGGCAGCGCCAGGCGCATGCCGTTCAGCGCATGAAACAGGCCCGCGCCGTACTTCTGCACGGCCTCTTTCCGGATGATGTATTCCCCGGCCTCCAGCAGGCTGCGGATGCGATCCCCGCCGCCGAAGCCGGCCAGCTTGCCGGAGCGGCGGGCAAAGGCCCCCATGCCGGTCATGCCGCCCGCGGCGTGTTCTTCCACCGTGCGCTCATGCACCGTGACATAAATGTGCTTGGTTTCGTCCTTGGTCAGGTTGTTGATGGCGGCCTGGGCGCTTTCCAGCTGCCGCAGCTCGATATTGACATTGGCCTCGCGATCGCGCGTGAGCTGCTCCAGTTGCTGCTCGATGCCGGCAGCCATCTCCTCGGCCTGCGTCTTCATGCGTTGGATCCAGCCGATCTCGGTCTGGTCCAGGGCGTCCAGGCCGCTCTTGATCTGCTCCAGCCCGGTGATGGCTTCACTGGTGGCCGCTTCACCCTGGCCGGCGTACTGCTCCCACAGGCGGGCCGCGTCGTCAAAGAAGCGCCTGGCGTTGTCCTTGGCCTGTTCGCTGTCCTCGGCCTGGTAGCGGGCCAGGGCCGCGTTGGCGGCGGCCACTTTCTCGATTGCCTGCAGGCGCACGTCGGCGGCCTGCTCCTCTTCGGACAGGTTCTTGCGCTTCAGCTCCCGGATCTTGTCTTCGGTGTCCACCTGCCGGTCGGCGATGCGCCGGTTGATCTGTTCGATCTCTTCGGCGTACTTCTTGGCCTCGGCCTTGGCTTTTTCATAGGCCGCCTTGGCCTTGGTCTCGAATTCGTCCAGAGCCTCCTTGCTGGCCAGGATGGCTTTGGCAGGCTTGTCCATGTCATCTGCCGCAGCGGATGCCGATCGGCCGATTTCCTCCAGGCCTTTTTTGATTTCCACCAGGCGCGTCTTGGCTTCGGCCAGCCCCTTTTTATCGCCCGTGCGGTTCATCTGTTCGATCAGCTGGGCATAGTATAGTTTGGCCCGGAACAGTTCCCATTTCAGCTTTTCCAGTTCTTCGGGCGCCCGCCCGGCGATGTCGTCGGGCACCTTCACGTCCTTCCAGCGGGCCAGGCTGTTGACCGCCTTGTCGTTGGCCGCCGCCGCACGCTCGGCAGATTCACGGGCTTCGTCCCCGGCCTTTTTGGCTTCATACATGGCTTTGCCAAGCCTGAAGAGCTGTAAGCCGGTGAACGCCACCACGCCCGCAAAGGCCAGTTTCATGCCCAGTCCGGCCGCCTGCCAGGCGCTTGACATCGATGCCGCTGCCGCCCCGGTCAGGCCCATTTGACGCACGGCCTGAACCATGCCCACGACCATGTCACCCAGGCCCATCTTCCATAATTTAAAGGCCAGCCCGGCGGAAAGCAGGGTGGCAATCATCAGTTTTGTGGGGGTGTCCATTTCACGCATGCCGTCCATCACCCAGCGGATGGCCTGGGCCAGCGGGATGAATCCCTGGGCGATCAGGGCGCCGGAGGATAACAGCACCTCGTCAAAGGCGTTCTTCAACAGCTTCACCTGATTTTCGGGGGTGTTCTTCATCTTGTCGTAGGCGTCTTGCATCGCGCCGCCGGCGATGTCCATTTTCCCCAGGATCTCTTCCAGGTCTCCAAAATTCTGCGTAAGGGCCTGGACGCCGGTGCGGGCCTCCACGTCCGGTATCAGCAGGCGCAGCTGGTCGATGGAAAGGCTTTTTTTCCTGATCTGCTCCAGGGTGGGGATCAGCCCCTGCCAGGTGATGCCCAGGGCCTTGAACTGCTTTCTGGCCTCGGGCGTCGGGGCCGCCAAGGCGTTGATGGCGCCTTTAAGGGCCGTCATGGCCTGGGGCGTTTTGATGCCGGCCTTGGTCATGGCCGCGATGGACGCCGCCACGTCGCCGAACTCCACACCCGCCGCGCGCGCCGTGGGCAGCACGTTGCCGATGCCCTGGGCCAGTTGCGGAAAGGTGGTGACGCCGCTTTTAACCGTCTGGAATAAAATATCGTAGACATCGCCCAACTCATCGATGGACATGCCGTAAGCGTTGATGACGCCCGTGCCGGTCAGGGCCGCCGTCTTGGTGTCGGTCACGCCGGCCACGGCCGCCTTGGCCGATTTCTCCAGCACCCCCACACTGTCTTCCAAAGCCACCCCGGCGGACAGGATGTCATATTGGGCGGCCGCCAGTTCGGATGCGGTCTGCGGGATCTCCCGGGTCAGGTCCCGTATCTCGACCTTTAACGCCGCGAAGCGTTCCTTGCTGATATCCAGCATGGTATTGACTTCGCCCATGCGCTGCTCGAAAGCAGCGTAATTCTGAAACGACCGCACGAACGCATAACCAGCACTGGCCAGGGCCAGCATGCCGGTATGAGCCTTGGCCAGCGCCCCGGACCATTTGTTGGTTGCTCCGGTCAGCGCGGCGGTCTTGACCCGCAGCTGCTGCTTGGCGCGCATCAACTCTCTGGTGGAAAGTGTGCCGGATTTTTTTAATATATCGTAGGCCGCCCGCAGCCGACCGATTTCGGCGCGCTGGTCCTGATAAGGTTTAAGCCCCAGCTTGGCCTTGGCCTGCAATACGGCCTGTGTTTCCTTGGTGGATTGTGCCAGACGCTTCTGGGCCTCGCCCAGTTTGCGGGTGTCCACCCCGGCCGCCGTAAGGGACTTGCGCATCACCTGCAGGCCGTCACGGTTGGCGACGTAGGCCTGTTTGAGGGCCACCGTCTGGCGCTTGGCCTGCTCGAACTCGCGGGCCATCTTCTTGGTGGCGGCCCCGCCCGCGTCCATCGTGCGCGCCATCTCGGCCACCCGCTGCTGGGCGGCCTTCCATTCGGCTTCGGCCGCCGCCGTGTCGCGCTTGAGCTTCTCGAAGGCCTTGACCTTGCCCAATGTCTCCAGCTCTTTTTTGAGCTTTTGAACCTCGGGCGAGGCTTCGTCCTTGGCGCCCAGTGTGATGGTAAGTTTTGGGTCACTCATTGGGAAGCCTCTGTATCGGGTATGGATTTAACGGCTTCGTCCAGGGCGATCAAAAAAAAGCGCCAGGCGTAGTCCCAGGCGTTGTGATGCCCCAGCATAATCAGCCGGCAGACGCAGCGGTCGAGGGTTTCCCCTGGATTGCGGCGGTCCCCACCTTGGCCAGACGCTCGATCAGGGCCGCCAAAGAAGGGTTTACCAGTGTCGCGGCCTCCATGATGGGCTCCAGCTCGGAGGGCGCCATTTTTTCAAGCGCCGCCTTTGAAAGGCCAACGCTCATGGCCGCCGCCGCGCAGGGGATTTTGTCCGGGTAAAGCAGATCGACGATGCTCACACCGCCATCGTCGCCGTCGTAGTGGTCCAACAGCTGGCGAATCTGGATCGCCGTCAACTCCCGGGCGATCTTTTTCTTCCCCTTGATGGTGATCTCTTTTTGCTTGGGCAAGGCGCTTTCCTTTCGCAACAGCCCCGGCCATCAGGCCGGGGCCATTATGATTCGCGTCAGTCGCGAATCATGGTTACATCATCTCGCACTTGAAGTATTCCTGCCCGCTGCTCTGGGAGCTGTCGGACAGGACCGAGCCCTGCAGGGTGGGGGCCGCCACGCCGTCGCCGATCAGCGGCATGTCGCCGTTCATGATCAGCTTGACCTTGTGGAAGGTGTAACGCTGGCGGGGGCCGGTGTCGTCTTTGTCCGTCACGATGACGATTTTCTTCTCCACCGATCCGGAGGCCATGCCGTGGATGTACTTGCGGGAAACGGCCTCGTAATCGTAGCTGCAGACGTCGGTGGCCTCGATGTCGCCGTCGGACTCCTTGCGCAGGTAGCCGTAGTCCGGGTCCAGGGAATAGTCATCGCCCTGCACGCGCAGCTCGTCTTCGGCCACGCTCGTGATGCAGACGTCTTCCAGGGTTTCCACCGAGGTCGCCACGATGTAGTTGGTGTCGGCGGTTTCTTCCAGCTGCTCGCCGGCGGTGATGGTGCCGGACAGGTTGACGCAGATCACGTAGCCGGCGGCCTTGTAGGCGATTTTCATGGTGGCGCTGGACGTGTCGCCCGTCAGGGTGTCGCCCACGGCGATGGTGCCCGTGATGGCGCCCGTGATCTTGGTAACGAACACATTCAGGTGCCCCAGGTCGACATACTGATCGGCGACGTAGCTGGGCACCACCTGATCGGCAAAGCTCGCGGACTGGTTGTCGGCGTTGACCGTCCCACCCAGGAAAGCCACCTGCAGGTTTTCCTCGGACAGCTCGCGCAGCCCCATGTTGATGTTGGCCTCACGCTCGCTCTCCACTTCCAGGATGGTGGCCCGTGACGCATTGCGGTTGCTGGCCAGTTTTTCGGTGGATACGCTCATCCCGAAAGCCAGCGACTCCAGCTCGCCGATTTCGTACATGCTGCTGCCGGCCACGGCGCCCATGTAGACACGGCCGGAGCCATTGAACCTGATGTTGTTGACGTTTGATCCGAGCATGATAATGCCTCCTTGTCGTGTGCTATGCGTAAATGGACGCGCGGCGCGATCCGGCCGCTGTCGCCGTGATGGTGATCACGCCGCCGAACAGCGGGTAATCGCTTTCGATGCCGATTTCGGCGTCGATGGTAATCTGCGGGAATTGCTGCCGGAGCTGCCCTACCACGGCGAATTCCACCAGCTCGGCCAGGTCGCCGGCCTCCACCATGCCGGTGTAGCGGGTCACCCCGCCGGAGGTCGTCAGGGCGTCGTTGTTGACCGCCACCAGAAACCCCAGATTGTACTCGGCCGCATTGCGGGCCAGGCTGGCACCGCGCACGGCGGACACCACGGTCACGATGGGGTAGGACCCCTGGCCGGGCGGGTTCTCCGGGTCGATCCCGTAAATCAGGGTCGGGCCGCGGCCATAGGCCGCCTGGCAAAAGGCCTGCACGGCCGCATTGCCGTAAACGGCGGTCAGGCACTGCACGGCGATATCGGCCACACTGCCCATTAAATCTGCTCCCCTCGCAGCTTGCGCGCCCAGTTGGCCTGGATGTTGGCCAGGGCTTCATCCCGGTACTGGTTCCAGAATGGCGCGATCATGGGCCGGGCCGGCACTTGCGCGCGGCCGGTTTCCTTGCGCAGAAAAAAATACCGGGCGTCCGGGTCGCCCTTTTTCTTCAGGCGTCCGCCGATCCGGGCCAACTGCCGCCCCAACTCGGTGCGGCTGCCGGAGTAAAGCATGCTCGCGCCGGCCTGGGCTTTTTGCAGCAGCTTCTTCCAACTCCCGCCGATGGTGCCGTTGCCCCGCACAAAACCGAAGCGAAACGACAGCTCCCCGTTTTCATAGTCGACGTTGTAGCGCAGCAGGCGGGCCAGCATGTAAAGCGGGGCCTGGTTCTTGCGCAGCCGCCCGGCCTTGGTGCGCCCGGAGATCCGGCTGAGGGCGTCGGCGTAAGGCTGCCCGCCCGGCGCGCCCGTGCGGATCTGCTCGCGCAGCAGCTTCAACTGCCGGAAGCCCTCCACCTTGATGGCGGTCTCCAGGGCCTTTTTCTTTTGCTTGGTGTCGGCATCCAGATCCTTCTGCATCTGGCGGATGCCCTTGATGGTGTAAGCCAGCCTCATCTCCCGAGCCTTTCGTCGTTGGAAATGGCCAGCCGCCAGCCCCACTCGTCGCCGGTGATCACGTACCGCACCCGCCAGGTCGCCCCGTCGATCAGCACGATGTCGCGGTAGGCCGGTGCGGACACATCGCGCCTCAAGACCTCGAGTTCTGCTTCGGCCATCACCCCCGGCCGCCCCGCCCGGGCGGCGGGGTCCTCGCCGTAGGTCACCGAGCCTGGGATGTCCGTGCCGTTGTAAGTCACGGTCTCGGCCATCCTGGCGAAGACCCCCTCGAAAATGCTGCGGTTGTCGCTGAAGATGCCCATGGCGGCCTTAGAACTTCAGATGGATAAGCTCGCGCCGCTTCTTGGCGGCTTTCACGGCCGCCAATACCTCGGGCTTGTTCATGGTGGACGAAAGCCCCAGGTCGTAACCTTTGGCCGCCTCAAGGAGCTCCGCCTTGCTCATTTCTTCCAGCGGCCTTTCCGGCACCGGTGTTTCCGCACCCGTCTCGATCACTGGCGGAATGTCCTTCAGCGCCAGCACCATGGCGTAGCGCCGCCGATGCCGGAAAGTGCGCGTGTGCCGGCCCGTGCCGAACTCGCGGGTGTCCTGGATTTTTGTATCCGCGAAAGCCACGAAGCCGGCCGCCAGCATCGTATCGATGGCCGCCTTTTGTTCCTCAGTGAACACCTTGCTGGGATCAATCATGAGTCCTCTCTCTCAAACCGCCCCGGGACGTCCCCGGAGCGGTCGTCATGTGCCCTGGCCCTGTTTTGCGGCCTATACGGTGAGCACGTTGCCGATCAGGTAGTGGCAAGCCGCTGCGATGTCGCTCACCACCGTGCCGCTATCGTCGTAGCTGGCCAGCAGACGTTCATCCACGTTATGACGCACCCGCAGCACGTCGCTTCGGATTTTCTCTTCGCGGTAGCTCTCCACGATGGGATTCTGCGGGCTGTCGGCCGTCCATAGGAACGTGCGGCCGAGGCCCGGCGCCATCAGGTCGAGCCGGTCCGATATTTTGACCAGGCTGGCGTACTCGTCGCTCCAGATGTCGGACACAACGGTGTCGACGCCCTTGCCGGATGAATCGTACATCGCGCCGGCGATCAACACGCGCGGCACGTTGAAAATCTGGGCCAGCTGAGAAGCGGTCAGGGCATTGAGATCTAGACCGGGAAAAGTGCTGATCAACTGGTCGACCACCTGGTCGCAGCGCTTGACCTTCATGTACTGGTTGTAGTTGATCTGCAGCACATCCGGCAGCATGCCGCACTGCTTGCGGAAATCCAGCACAGCATCATTGATGTCGTCCACGGGGGTGGCCGTAGCCGGGTTGTCCCACTCCGTGCCGAGATTATGCGCCGTAAAGCGCGAGGCATCCTGGATCTTGCTTTTGATCCGATACTCCTGCCCACGCAGGATGCGATTCCAGGCCCGCTTCGTGGCGATCATTTCGCACAGCCCCTGGCTTTCCTGGTCGAACATATCGCGCTCGGAATCGTCGATGGGCTCCTCGGTGCCTTTCTCAGCGGTCTGGTACAGCCCCCGCTCGTATTCGAAATCATCGCGGTTGTAGCTTCCCCGTGGCGAGCGGCTTACATCCGCAAGCTTGAGCAAGGCTTCCTTGGGAATCACCGCATAACTTGATGCGTTTTTTGCCGTCGTGTAGAGCGGCATAAGTTCCAGGCCGATATAGTTCATGGTCGGCCCCTCGGCGAACTCCATCACCGCGATGCCGAGGTCCGGCCGGTAAACGGCGGATCCGCTTGTGGGTCTCATGATGCATTTCTCCTTTTGGTTAAAAAAGGTTTCATCCGCCCGGCCTATACCGGAAGGACCTCGATATGTTCGTTGCTGGCGACGGCCGCCTGCAGGGCGGTGAACTGGGCCGAGCCGCTTACGGTATCGCTGACCATGCCGTTGGCGGCGCCGTAAAGACTTGCGCCAACCGCGATGGCCGTGCCCACCGTGCATTCCACTTCAAACGTGCCTTCCGCACTTTTGAGACGCACGGCAATATCCTCCCCGGTTTCCACGGCATACTCGCTCACGCCGATGTAATCCTCGCCGGCACCTGCATGCTCCACCTCGGGTGGCGTTGTGGTGGTGCCGGCAGACAGCTTCACCCGCCGTCTCGCCTCGATCGCCGCGCCGGCCTTAAACGTTTTTTTCCCTTCGTTCCAACTCATGATGGGCCTCCGTCGTCACCCGGCTGTTGCCCAGCCGGTGGTTAATGAAAAAAACTTTCCGGTTGCTCAGTGCGCGTTCACGCTTTTGAGATAAGCTGCGTGCGCCTTGGGGTGCGACTTGATCACAACCTGCAGGGCCTCGGCCTTGCCGCACTTGTTGGCCGCACGGTATTCCTCCACCAGGGCCAGGAAGTCTTTGCCGTCCCCGCCCGGCGCTTCCGCGCCGCTGCCTGGATTGGGCGCGCCGGCCGCGGTGATGGCTGCCAGCATCTCCTTCTTCTTGGCCTCGATGCCGGCCGCCTCCTGAATGGCATGGGCCAGCCCCGGCGCCGTGTCCCCGGCCGTGGCTTTGTACTGGTCGGCGGTGATTCCGGTGGCCGCGATGGTCTGGAACTTCTCCGCAGCAGCCTCGCCGAAATGCACGCCCACGAGCCCCAGCAGGCGTTCGGTCTCAGCCTGGGCCCCTTCGGCGCGGATCGCGTCCTGGTTGATGGATTCTGCCCCCTGCCGCCGCAGCGCTTCGGCCAGCTCCGGAAAGGCAGCTGCCAGCTCGTCGGCGGTTCTGGGAGCACCTTCGGCTTTGTTCTTCTTCGGGTCCATCGGTGTCTCCTTCCCAGGGGACAGGGCCCCTGAATAGGGTTGATAAAAGCGCGTCTGCGCATTAGCGACTTCGTCGGCCAGCTCGCGGGCGGCGGTGAGTGCGTCCTGGAAGTTGCCCACGGCATCGGCCAGGCCCGCCTCCACGGCCGCCCGGCCGATGAAAACGCGGCCGTCGGCCATGTTCTTGTGCACGGTCTCGGCATCCACCCCGCGGTTCCTGGCCACAGTGTCGATGAAAATGGCGTAGATGGTGTCCAGCTCGGCCTGGATGATGTCGCGATCCCCCTCGCTCAAAGGCGCCACGTCGTTGCCCACGGCCTTGAAAGTGCCGGCGTGCAGGATGGTGTATTTAACGCCCATGCGCTCGTCGAATTTGCTCCAGTCCGCATGCAGGCAGAGCACCCCGATGGAGCCCACGTCCGCCGTGCGCTCCACGATCACGCGGTCGGCGGCACTCCCCGCCCAGTAGGCCGCCGAGCACATCTGTCCGTTGCCGAAGGCCACCACGGGCTTCTGTTCCCGGGCCGCATAGATGATGTCGCTGAAGGCCTCGGTACCGCTCACCGTGCCTCCGGGCGAGTCGATGTCCAGCAGCAGGGCCTCCACGTCCGGATCCTCCAGCGCCGCCGTGACGTTTTCGGCCAGGGCCACGGTGCCGGCAGCCCCTCCGAAAAACGTCGCCCACCAGCTCGCCCGCTTTCGCATCACACCCGTCACCGGGATGATCGCCACCCCGTCGCGCAGGCGGTAGTCGTCGCGCTCGTCCTCGGCGGCGGCCGCCAGGGCCTCGTTGTCGACCGCACCCGCCCGGAAACGCTCCATGGCCGCGTCCAGGGCCGATAACGCCTCGGGACGGATGCTCCACATGATGTCGATGCCGGGAAGGGCGCTGGACTTCTTATTGGTCATTGGTGCTGCCTCCCTGGGCGGGCGCCGCCGCCGGCTGTTTTTCGGGGCCGAAGGGCGGCAGGCCGCGTGATTCAAGATCGTTTTTTTCCTCTTCTAGCTGGCGCACCGTGCGCTGGGGATCGCCGCCGCGCTCGATGATGCAGGCCTCGCGGGTTTTCAGATTGTTCTTGATCAGCAGGATGTCGGCCTGGGCCTCCTTGATGGGCTCGATGTTGCCCTTGGGGGAACCCCGGAATTCGCAGGCCGTGAGGGCGGCCATGTCGCGGTAGAAATCCGGATAGTCCAGGCCGCCGGCGAGATAGTTCTCCTCCTGGAGCATGGTCCAGATGGGCTGGCAGAACCCCTGGCCGAACCAGGTGCGCTCCATGGTGAACACCCGCCAGGCATCCAGCATGGCCGC